ACAACGTAAAGAACTCAAGGATAAACTAGCATATGAACCACCATCTAAATGCTTAAAGATTTGATGGGTTAGTGGAGTAGAGTGGGAGACTCTATGATGCTGAGATGTCCGAGTGGTCTAAGGAGGGCGACTTAAGATCGCCTGTGCTATGCACGCGCGGGTTCGAACCCCGCTCTCAGCATATCGCACTCATAGCTCAGTGGTAGAGCGCAAGCTTAGTAAGCTTGAGGTCAGGGGTTCGAAACCCTTTGAGTGCATTTTTAAACATGAGACCCATGTTTAAAAATGTAAATACTTAAGGATTATACACATATAATATGAATGGAATTCATATATGAATGTGATGATGTACTCCCAGTTGATTTTTGTAATCGTGTTATAGATAAGTTTGAAAAAAGTGATTTGAAATTTAAAGGAGTGTTCAGGTGGGCTGATAATGGTCTCACAAGTGACCTAAAACAAAGTACAGATTTAAGAATTTATGACGAACCTGAATGGGTAGAGGAAGAAAAGTATTTTGATGATATGATACGAAAAGCTATGAAAAAGTATGAAACTTTTCTATTAAAAATGGATGTTGATGACCAAGTAAAGAAATCGATGTCTCAACTATTAATGAATAGTCATATACACCCTCCACAAATTCAAAGAACTGAACCTGGTCAGTACTATAAATGGCATCATGATCAAATATACCCTCCAACTGGGGCGTGTATCACTTATATAATTTACTTAAACGACGTTGAAAAGGGTTCAGGTGGAACTACTGAATTTTCTTGTGGAAAAATTATACAACCCAAGGCTGGAAAAATTGTATTTTTTCCTTGTACATGGACTTACTATCATCATGGAAAAACTCTTGAAAAAGGTGTTAAATATATTGCAACATCTGGATTATTTATAGAACCTATAAGAAAACTGTCCATGTCTCGACGAGAAGTGGAGGAGCGGAAATATCCATTTATAATTTCGTATAAATGATATAAAAAGAATATTGTCTAATCACAAAATGAATAAGGACCGTCGTGCTGTCGTTATTCATGATGTGGCGTCTTTACTGTTTCTCGCACCATTCTCAGCATTATGTGTGGCTGATGTATTTTTTAGCTATAAAGTGTACCCCATGTTTATAACACATGCTCTCACTACGTATATGTCGTATGATCTCATGTGGATAATTCTTCAGCCTAAAGTTATACACACTCTTAGATATTTAATCATACTTCATCATTTGGTGTGTCTTCTAGCTCTTCTTAGACCTCTTATGCACCCCGAAGAGGCTTTTATAATTAGTTTCGCAGGTCTAGTTGAAATTGATACATCTTTATTAATCATTCGAAGACTTACTCCTAGAGATAGTTATTTTTACCCAATGATAGACCAGATGTACCATGCATCTAATGTAATCATTCGAGCTGGTTATGAGACCTGTATGACACTGTTACTATGGGTATTATATGCACGTGAGAGTATGTATACGAAATTACACGTTCTTGGATGTCAGTATTTCATAAATATTTTCAGTTGTGGTATTTGTGCACTCACTTTTTCGAAGAGGAACCCCGCTTTGAAGGAAGTTTAGGTATTATCATTGCAATAGGCCCAACCTGTTTCGCCATATTCTGGGTAAGGAGTACCAACGGATTCACAACAAGCAAATTTATCTGAGCCGGCACCTGCGGCTGTCCAACACCCTGCAAAAGTGGGATACTGGCCGTCTATAACTTTCTCACGGAAGGACATATTAGCTTTTCGTACTCTTTCCGCTTCCGCTGCCGCGACGCGCTGTTCTTGTTCATATGCAGCTAACGCTGCATCACCTATAGATGATGAGCTAGGAGCCGCTGGGGCTGGAGTCGCCGGGGCTGGAGCCGCCGGGGCTGGAGTCGCCGGGGCTGGAGTTGGGGTTGGAGCCGCCGAGGGACCTACCGAGGGACCTGCCGAGGGACCTGCCGAGGGACCTGCCGAGGGACCTGCCGAGGGACCTGTAATTTCAGAGTCATCATTTTTCGTGCCACCAATCAATGTAGAAGCTAGACTGGAACTAATACAACACATACTGAGAAGTCCAACACCAGCTAACATTTGCATCACCATTGTATTATTATTATACTTTGAGATTTAATTTTAACATGCAAATTGGTTAGGTATTATCTAAACAGAACAGATAACCCTCACCGTCGGACGGCCGCGGCGACGGAAATGGGTTGCCCTCACAACATGTAAATCTACCCATGCTACCCCAATCACCCACAGAATCATCATGACATTCCCTAAAACTTTTATATTGACCGGCGGCGGCTTTCTGACTAGTGGTCATATTGGCCTTCTCCTCCTCCACCGCTGCGGCGGCGTCTCGGGATGGCTGAGCTGCCTCATATGCAGCTAACGCTGCATCACCTATATCTGATGAGCTGGGACCCGATGGAGTAGGAGTAGGAGTAGGAGTTGGAGTTGGAGTTGGAGTTGGTTCGGATGAGGGACCTGCCGAGGGACCTGCTGAGGGACCTGCCGAGGGACCTGCTGAAGGACCTATAATTTTAGAGTCATCTTCACGAGTAAATATGTATAACATAGATGATGATGAACAACATAACATCATAACTATAAAAAATATAATCCTTCGATCCATCTTTTATTATACTTTAAGATTTAATTCTAATATACGAGTAGTATGCAAATATTCGTGAAAACACTTACCGGAAAAACTATCACTCTTGAGGTTGAATCCTCCGACACTATCGATAACATTAAGGCTAAGATTCAAGATAAGGAAGGAATCCCTCCCGATCAGCAGCGACTCATCTTCGCCGGGAAGCAGCTAGAAGATGGACGCACCCTAGCTGATTACAATATCCAAAAGGAGTCTACTCTGCACCTAGTTCTCAGGCTCAGAGGTGGTGGGGACAAAGAATCCAAGCCCAAGCGTAAACCTAATGCATACATGAACTTTGTCAAGAAGATACGACCCGAGGTTGTGAAAGAGAACCCAGATCTCAGTTTCACTGACATTGGTAAGAGGTTGGGTGAGATGTGGAGAGCCCTTTCAGACGACGAAAAGAAAAAATATGCAAAGTAAATGATTATGTATTATATACAATAAAGGGATTTTGTTTTACTCCCTTATGAACTTCATCCCAAACTATATTACCACTAATACTAATTCTTTCTTTATCACTTGTATAAAATGGATAAACCTGATGACATAAATCACTAGGAAAAACACAACAATATCCATTCATACTGGGTGACATTGGTATAGTATATTCGGATACAGATCTACAATTACCTTCAGAATACATAAAGCTAAAGTTACCTGTCGGTGACATGACGCCCTTACTCGGTCTTGTAAGATGTAATTTTTCCTCGTCTTCATAATCATAAGGAATATCCATCCATATTACAAAAGAGAACATACCATCATGGTTATGTGGAGGTTGAAACTCACATTTCTTTTGAAAGTTCACCCATAAACCATTTAAACGTGGTGCTAATTCTTTATTATTCCGAAGTAATTTTGAGTTTAGTTTTGCAATTACATCCATATTTTTTTTAAGTTCCCCGTTAATAAAATTAAACATCTTCGGATTATCCTTCTCATTAAATAATATATTCACTAAGTATTTAATAATTAAATTTTGTGGATCCTCAAGTTCGTACGCAGGGAATCCGTCACCCGGCTTGGATATTTTCTTTTCTTTTGCTACATCAATACAATCCCATAAGTAGTCAAACATTGATTGTGATAATTTAAAAACTTGTGCCATAGTGTCTTGATTTATATGAAGATCGGTTCTATCGGACATTGTATTATTAATACCACTAAACTTTAAATTAAAAAGCTTAAGTAAATGATTACGTATTGGATACAATAAAAGGAATTTGTTTTACTCCCTTATGAACTTCATCCCAAACTATATTACCACTAATACTAATTCTTTCTTTATCACTTGTATAAAATGGATAAACCTGATGACATAAATCACTGGGAAAAACACAACAATATCCATTCATTTCAGGTGATAGCATTATATTATAATCCAATACACTTCTAGAAGTAGATGTAGAATGCACAAAGCTAAAGTTACCTCCCGGTGGGCTTTTAGTATTCGATCTCGCAAAAGGTAATTTAGTCTCGTCTTTCCAATCATAAGGAATATCCATCCATATTACAAAAGATAATAGACCGGTATGGTTATGTACAGGTTGAAACTCACCTTTCTTTTGAAAGTTCACCCACAAACTATTTATTCGTGGTTTCCAATTACGTATATCAATCGGTAAGCTGACGTTGGGATTCGAGCGCGCCTTATCATTAAGTTCATTTTCGATAAAATTAGACATCTCCAGATTATCATCCCGATTAAGTAAGTTTTCAATAATCAAATTTTGTGGATCATCAAGTAGGTATGTTTGAGATATGCAACCGGCTAGTTTTTTTTTATGACATATCTTCTTCTTTTTTGCTACATCAATACATTCCCATAGATAGTCAATCATATCTTTTGGTAATTTGAACAGTTGTGCCATAGTGTCTCGATCTATATGAAGATCGGTTCTATCGGACATTGTGTTATTAATACCACTAAACTTTAAATTAAAAAGCTTAAGGGAAACACCTGAAAGATGAATAGATGCCTCTCGGGGTCAAGAAGCTTTCATTCGATGCTCGTTTGCCTACTCGTGGTTCTGATGGTGCTGTGGGATATGATTTATATAGCTCCGAAGATGCGACTGTACCGTGTCAAGCGGGGCGAGCTTTAGTGAGTACTGGTATTGCACTGTCTATCCCCGATGGTCTGTATGGGCGTGTAGCCCCTCGTTCTGGTCTAGCTGTAAAGCACTGCATCAATGTTGGTGCGGGTGTTATTGATCCCGATTATACCGGTGAAGTCAAGGTCGTCCTATTTAATCATGGTACGGAAGACTTTGAAATCAAGAAGGGTGATCGTATCGCTCAACTTATTTTGGAAAGGTGTGATACACCTATGATTAAGGAAATTGGTCTACTCGATGAGACACTCAGAGGTGACGGGGGTTTCGGATCTACAGGTCTTTGAAGATACTTTCTTGACAATACCATAAGTCCTCAGGTGTAGGTAAAAAAAGTATACCATGACTCATAGTCATAGATAATTTTGCTTTGTTTATGTTAGGGTAAGTATATAATATCCATCTTTCCCAGTATTCTGCTCGGAAGAAATCCTCCCAATCTTCTATAGAACTTTCTTTAACTTTCAACATTTCTCTCTGTATTTGACCCGAATCCGTTTCTATTCGCAGCTTCTTAGGAATGATAGCACCTTTCATAAGAAGTTGTGCACGCATTAGTCTTGCATCACCGTGATCTGTATAATATTGTCGATGATTATCACCGAAATCTATGGTTCTCCTACTTGGTAAGGTAACTCTCAATTTATGGGTAAATGTAGGACTGGGTTGTAAGACGACGTGCATTATAAATTAAAGATTAGAATATATAAAACGATATGTCACGCAATATCATAGATGTATATGATCGGTCTATATTTGAGATGAAAAATCTATTTACACCCGAAGAGTGTAAAGAATATATAGAGTATTACGAAAAGTGTCTCCCCAAATTTCAAGGTGGAACGGTTAATTCATTAGGTGAATTATCAGTGAATACTGATTTTAAAGATTCACTTGATGCACATATTTTTGGTGACGGTAGGGCGCCAAATCAACCCCCAACAGCACAGAGACTATGGAACTTGTACATGGATAAATTGAAAATATGTCATTCAGAATATATGAAACATATGGCACCTCTTGACCCTACGGAGCCGCATGGTCCTTTCATATTAAAAAATTACATGCTTAGAGGTCGCTCAACGACACCACAACTACAAAGAACCGATAAAGGTCGTAAGGGATTTAATTGGCATACAGATGCTTCTGGGTGTGGTCAGAAAGAGGCACGAAACCTTGCAGTGATTATATATTTAAATGATATAGATGAAGCAAATGGTGGTTCAACAGAGTTCAATTCTGGTAGAAAAGTACAACCTGAAATGGGTAAGGCTCTATTTTTTCCTGCGTCTCACTTACATATACATAGGGGTAATCCTATTTTGAATGGTCCTTCTAAATATATAATAACATGCTTCATAGAAGAATGGTCTAAAGACTCTTTCCAAACTGATGTTAGACACTTGAAAGGACTTGTGATCCAGAATCCATAATAGACTTAAAAAAATGGATGAAATAAGTACATATGAATGACGACTATATTGTAGAATATAGAAATGCATTTCCTCATGAGTTATGTGACGAGCTTATGAGTAAATGGCAACCTCCTAAATCTAATGATATGTTAGATTTTCATCCTACCACACCCGCGTCTATAATTGAAGAAATTAAGACAAATCGTGACTATAGATTAAATACTAGACAGCATAGGGAATTGAATCTTAGATACCACGAAACATTGCAGATCTGTAAAGATAAATACGCGAAGATAGCATGTGAGAGAAATGAGGATAGGATTGCTTATAACGGTGGTCCAAATCTAGCTGAAAGTATGATTTCAGAATCTATCCAAACAGATGTAATAGTCTCAAGAACTGATCCTGGTGAAATATATAATTGGCATACTGATTTTATAGGTTATGATACTCAACCGGCCCGACTACTGACATGTATATTGTATTTAAATGATATGGATGAGGATGCGGGTGGTTGTACAGAATTTTCAAATGGTAGGTCTGTTAGACCGGAGAAGGGTAAAGTTTTAATTTTTCCCGCAACCATTCATTATATACATAGAGGTACTAGAGTAAACAAAGGTTCTAAATATGTGATAACAACATTTTCCTCGTTTTATATGGGACCAAAATACCCATTTAAGATTAAATTTGAT